GGATGCTGGACACGACAACGCCGATAGGGGTTCCGTTGTGTCGCTCGGATAGTCGGGTAAACGCTTCGTTGACTAAGGCGTCGTAGCAGTATTCTCCAAAGGGCTTGATCCCGCTTGCAATGGAGCGGGACACGTTTAGGGAATCGCGGGTGTAGTTGAACACGTTAGCGGGGGCAGGGATGGGCACGGCGGATTGATTCCTTATGTAAGCGGTTGAGGATGTCTTGTGCGAGTTCAGGTAGGTCGATGTCAATGGCGTGTTCACCTGATTCGACGACTAGGTGGGCGAGACGGATTAGCTCGTCGGGAATATGCGGATGCAGCGTGCGCTCGGGCTGATACGCTTCGATGCGCAAAAGCCCTATGGGATTGCGGGTTGCGATGTCGTAGAAGTGCTTACCGTCGCGGTCAGTGTGAACCTCGTGGATTTTGACTTCCAGTAAAACAATCTCATTGCGTTCATATTTGGGAGCGGTCATAGGTTACGTTCCTTTCGTTTCAGTGACATCGGGACCGCGTTGGATACGATCAGCCAACGCGGCTAAGAAGTAGGTAAAGAAGGTGAGCATGTCATTGGCTCGCTTGTGGGGATAAGATCAGTGAACGTAAAGCCGTCTAGCCCGTGTCCGAGCTAGGCGGGGAAGGTTTAGTCATTCGGGCAGACTTCAAGCGGGATCAGCCCGCATCGACACACGGGGCAGAGCGGAACGTCGTCGGCGTCTCGCTCGTCTATCTCGATCGGCCAGAAGTCGTAAGCGCAGTCACTGCACCAGTAGCTAAGCGATCCGTCTTCGTCGTCGTCGTCCCAAACGTCGTTAGGATCGTCCGTAGCCGTAGGCCCGTAGCCCCACGCCCAACCGCTATAGCTGCTGTAGGATTCTTCGTAGGGCGTCTTAGGTAACGCTGGACCTCGCAGGAACGAGCGAGCGTTGTCAACGGTTCGCATCCACGCCCGAACGTCTAGCGACTCGCTGGCGGTGTGTTCGTGGTCAAAGCCAATCGAGATATTGCACCCGGCAATCCCGTAGGCCGGGCAGAGGACCGAGACATCCGAGAAGCTTCCCATCTCTTCCGAGTAGCCGGGGAAGTAAGGGCCGAGCATTGATAGCAGGGGCTCGGGTTCCCCGTCGTAGAACACAAGGTCAGATGAGCCCCGCCGGTCAAACTGGATAGCTAGGGCGTGTTCGGTCAGCAAGTCCGGGTATCGCTTTGATACTGCCCGTGAGCCGATGCACCCGCGTTCCTCACCCGGCACGACTAGTAAGGAATGTCCAAGGCGACGCAAGGCCCACAACGCAGCACAACCGGCCCGGTCATCGGCTCCGATGCCTAGCTTGGCGTTGGATGACGTGAAGCGGTAACCGTGACGGTTCAACCCGATAGGGGCGTCGTCCCACACGGTATCCGTGTGAGCCACTAGGCAAGCCCTACGCTCGACGGGAAGCGAGCCCGGGACAAACACGCCGGGTAGCTCGTTCGGGACGTGTAGCAAGACTGCCCCCGGCAGACTAGCGAAGGTTTGGATTACCTTGCGTTCTGGAGCGGTCAGGAATCGCCTAGTCAGTGACAAGGCATCGTGGGATCGGATCATAGTTCCGGCCTTTCATAAAGGGGGATAAGGGATCAAAGCGAGACACAAGGCCCCAGGCATCCGTTGGGATGTCTAGGACGTTTGGAGTAGTGGGACGGTTGGGCTACGCAGGAACGCCGTAGCTGCCGTCGTGTAGCACGATTACACTGTGATGGCCCTCGACGGCATAGGTTCCGTCGTGAAGCTCGATCAAATCAGGATCATCGTCGGCTGCATACTCGCCATCGAATAGCTCAGTCTCGTTCCCCGGGATGATGGGTTCACCAGCGTAGTCGTAGACTACATCGCTGTCGCGGTAATAGTCATCATTGATCCAGATATACCGATCCGAACAACACGGGCCGACTTGCCCTAAGGATTCAACGTAAATCCCGTCATCCTCACAATCAAACCTATCCCCGCAATCCGCACAAGTACAACCTTGGGGTTCGATGCCGTAGCCGTCCAAGTAGAATCGGGGGCAATCGTCGGGGGATTCGGCAAAGCCAACCCACCCGCCATTGAGATAGATACCGGACTCGTCCTCATCATTCCTTACCTCAGCATCCGTCGTACGGACTAACCCGATTGCTTTCATCGCATCCGCGAACGCATCGAGTAGCACGGTCCCGATAGGGCTTCCCGTGTAGGGGTAGGCGTTAGTCAGTAGGGCTTGGCGGTTAGTGCTATCCCAAATCCCCCACGCTCTCGCGATGTACGTTCCTTCGCTATCCGCCAGCAACGCTACGAAACTTCCCGGCGTAGCTACTAGACTTAGGGGGGCGAAGCCAAACTGACCACCTCGACGGTAACAGCTAGACCCGCTACGGCAAGGGGAGTATTCCCCTAGGCGTTCAATGTCTACCGGGTCGGCCGAGATGTGCAGGGTTAGGGATTGTTTGCGGAAGACGTCGGCCGCTCGGAGTGATTCGGCGGCACTGTTATTGAAACTGGTTAGCAGGTAGGTAACATCCGCTAAGGCAACGGCCAAGCGACGGAAACACCGCGTATCGTTGATAGACCTTTGCAACCTGACCCGCCACCGCTCAATCACCCGGCCCGCCCGCGTCTTTCCGATCATGCCAGACGCTGCCCAAGCGGTATCGGTGGGGAGCTTGTCGAGTAGGTCGGCTCGGATGGACTGGAGCCATTCTAGGTCTGGATCGCCTTGGGGGGTCGATTCGATGATATTTTTAGCATCGCTGAGCCGCTCAAGGTAGCGATCCCAAGTACCTTGCAAGGTGGCGGGTAGCTCGTTTGGGGAGTCCCGTTGCTTGACTTGGTAAGTCTGGCGGAGTTTGCCACCTAGTAAGGTGTTGACGATATCGCGGTGGGCATCGGACCAAGCGTCGAGGTACTGAGCGGCATCCCAGCTAGTCGTAAACTGCTCGGGTGCTTCGTCAATCCGGCTTGCCGCTTTGTTGTGGAAGCGGTCATACCGGTCCGGCGGGAGTAGGTCAACGGGGGTAGGGGTAGCGAGGGCGGGCGTCATTGTGATAGCTCCGATCAAAGGGGTGTAGAGACGTGTTCTAGGAACAACCTAGAACTAGGACAAAGAGTCCGCAAAGGGACAAGCCGAGCGGTAGCCCAGCCGTGTCCGTTTAGGTCGTTTGGTTCCCCTCGGCCCGACCGTTGCCGCACTACGGCGATCCGGCCAGCTAAGGGGCGTCTTCGGTTGTCAAGGATCGGGTCGGCGTAAGGTGCCGACTAGTAGATTGTACCAAGTAGTAGGCAGGCCGTCAAGTCTGCCCACTACAGAATCTCAGCTATGCCGCGTTTGGGATGCTCAGCTCAGGGCATCCAAGGCGGCTGGGCTCATGGGATGCGTATTGATTGAGCAGGGCGGCTAGGGTTGTTGCGGCTAGCTGGTCTAGGTCGATGTAAAGGACTTCGATAGGTCGGCCCGTGGTGTCCCGCTTGTGGATTGAGAACGTGTCGGGGTGTCCGGGATCGGCGTCGGCGGTGTAGTAGGTCGTCATAGCTATCGCACCACCTTTCGGAGCGAGACGGCTAGGCGGTTGTCGGTGGTCTGGCGACACGAGACACTTAGGTGGTGTTCGCCGTTGCGGGTGAGCCGGTAGTAGACACCGTTGTAGACGCCAGACGCAAAGCGAGCTATTTCCTTGGGGTTGCTTTGTGCTTCCCGTGGGATAGGCAGCAACACTACTTCCCCCGCTTGGAGGGATCGGACTTTGTCGTAGACTCGCTGGTATAGCGGTGGTGTCGCGTGGCTTGGCCAAGAGCCGCGTAGGGTAATGTCGGCGAGCTTGGCGACGGTAAGGGGTGGTGGGGTTGGCATGGGTTCCAGTGTCCTTTCGGGGGGTTGGAGGGGTTAGGGATGCCGTCAACACCGACACTATCGTCCATATAGTCAAGATTGTCAACACATATTTCTGATTTTTATTGCGTTCCCCTGTCAATCCTGCTATAAATGCTGACATGAGCAGACCTAAGGGCTTCCGCCTTGACGATGATTTATTGGATATGTTTGAGCAGGATTGCGACACTAAGCTGCTAGATCAGCGACAAGTCGTGGAAGCCCTGTTACTCTTTTGGGTAGATAGTGACCAAGAGCATAGGGACCAGGTAATCAGTGAGTATCGAGAATGGAAGGCCGAGCAGGAATGAAAAGCCCCAAGCCATCCGGAGATAGCTTGGGGTGTTGACGGCATCGGGCTACACTGCCCATGCCTAGATAAAGTGTACCAGCTAGTAGGTAGATTGTCAAGTGAAAGGATGGTCCGGGATGGCCTACAACAAGAACAGTGATGAAGTTAGATTGACTGGGAGACAGGTCGTTGGGGTTGTAGCGGCTGTCGCTGCGATTATCTGGTTTGTTGCTTATCAAAAGAACCAACGGATTGAAGAGTTACAAGGCGAGGCGAATCAGGTGCGAGAGCGGCATGGTGAAGAACCAGTGTATTACGATAATGATCCAGAGCCGCTTCACGACCCCTACGGACTACCCTAACCAAAACCCATAGATAACTCTACAACACAAAGCAAAACGGCACAGATACCCAAGGTATACACCCTAGACATCTTGACATACAACACAATATCACGGAAACCAATAGGCCCAACGCCCACCCTAACCCCCCGTATCCGATTCCTAATCCGCTACTAACCCTATGATTGCAGGGGGATTAGCAGGTATCATGGGATAACCTATGGTAGATTAGGGTTATCGGTGTCTGTACGGCCCGTACATGACCCGAACACCCCCTATGGGGGGAATGACACTACTCGTAATACGTATATCAGGGCTCAGACTTTTGTCCCAAAATCCCCAACTCCCCCTAAGGACTCCTAAAGAACCCTAAACCTCCCTTACCTTCTCCTAGTTCTGTTCCTTTGGACTTCCCTTCTGTCATCCTAGAGTATCTTATTAGGAATTCTCTAAGAGAAGTGAAGAAACAAATCTATGAACAGCACTGTCATTCTTTAGATCTCTATAGATACATAAAGAACTATTCTTTTTTAGACCGATAGTTCCTATTTTTGGCCTAAAAACGAAGGTTTCCTCATTTCTAGGTCAATATAGGGGATTCTATCTGTATCTTTCCCTCTACACTGCAACCAACTATTGGGAGGGTCGGACATGTCAACTGATTAGGGCCTTTGGGAATCCACCAGCTGGCTCGGCAAAGCCAGCGGTGAGGGGGTGTGTTGCTCTGTAAGGCCCAGAGAGCCCGTCTAAGAGCTTCCGTACCTCCAGACGGGGCCTAGGGTGGGTAAGGAGAGAAAGCTCTTAGAAGTCATCCTAAGCGATTCTAGGATGTTCCTACTAACATGTTGCTCCCGAAGTTCTTGTTGGACTTCAAGAAGGGATTAGCCTTGGGATCGAAGCGGCGTGTCTGGATTCCTGTGTTGCCGCGGGCTTGCTGGAGGAAGATTTGGATCTCAGTGTCAAGCTGGCGTTTCCGGTCAAGCTGGGCTTGCCTTTCGTCGTCCATGCTCATCTGGTCAACCCAGTGCTTCACTGCTCCAGCCAGGGCGTCAAGGCGGTCGTCTCGCTGGAGAGCCCCTTTCTCCCTGGTGATCCGAGTCATCTGGTAGAAGAGCATGTACTTCAAGGCTTCCTCAGCGGGCAGGCCTTTTGAGCTTTCCAGGTCAGCTTCAACCACCTTCTTATCCACGATTAGCCGGTGATTGGCCATCACGGGTTCGAGAGTGTCAATGATCCTCTTCTCTTTCTGGATGGACTCGTGGACATCTTCGATAGTGACGGGGTAGATCTGTTCGAGGATGGGACGTAGGAGCTGGCCAAACATCCCATCACCAAAGTTCTTCTCGATCTTGATGAGGTGGACCTGTTCTTCCTTGGCGATCTTGGCGATCTCGCGGAGGACTGGTTCGGTGTAGCCTTCTCGGAAGCCTCGGAGGCGAGTGAGGAAGAGGTTTCCGCCGAGCATCTTCACGACAGCGATGGCTGTCTCGTCCTTCCCTCGTCCCGAGGGGTCGACGAACATGATCGAGCCGGTGGGCTTCTTGAAGGAAAGTCCGTCGCTGTTGATCGGCTGAGTCTGGTAGAAGCGGTCGCCGCGTAGCCCAACACACTGGAGGTCGTCCCAGGCTCGTGAGGGGTCGTTGGACCAGTGGACGACTTCGGGGAAGTGGTTGTCCCCAGGAAGGGACATGACCACCAGGTCGGAGCAGCGAAGGGGGAACTTCTCGGCGTCAGAGAGGCTGGTGTCCAGCATGAACTGAAGAGAGAAGCCAGCTTTGCCGTAGGACAGCTCCCGTTCCATCAGGTCTTCGTCGTCGAAGCGACCAGCATCTGTGGGCTTTCCAACGAGACTTGGGTCTGCTTCAAGCTCCTGAGCGAGGACTGGGGCCAGCATTGAGCCGTTAGCGTTCATCCAGGATTCATTGGGGAACCGAGCAGGCCAGATCAGCACTTGGTAGCCACGGGCTGGCAGGTCTGCGTAGAGACTCAGCTCGTTCTGGGGAGTGCCGAGGTACTTGATCTCCCCGTCAGGCTTCAGCATGGCGTCGAACTCTTTGACCTGCTCCCCAAGCTTATCTCGGAGGAGTTGGGTGCCTGAGTTGCTTGGGGTCTCCACGTCATCTGCAACGATGAGGTCAGAGCGGCCCCCTGTGAGCTGAGAACCAATGCCAAAGGACTTGACAGAGGGAGACTGGGAGGCAGGAGCCGGGCCGACTTCAAAGGCGACTCGGGAGTTCCGGCTGTCCTTCTTGGGCTTCAGGTGCTGAAGCAGCGGCATGTCATTGATGAGCCGCAGAGCGAAGGTGGTGAAGTCGTCTGAGCGAGTCTTGGAAGCAGAGACTACCGTGATGTTCAGTGAGGGATCGAGTAGGAGTCGCCACAGGACGTAGGCAGCAGTGATCCAAGACTTCCCGACTCCTCGGAAGGCCTGGATGATTGAGCGTCGTGGGCCGTACTGAAGGTAGTGAGCGATTTCCAGTTGACGCTGAGTAGGCCTTGGGAGACCAAGATGAGCCCAAACAAGCGTGAGGAAAACCCGAAAGTCGCTAAGGGGGTTAGTGGCTTCCGAGGAAGGTTGGGTTTTTGGCATAGTTAGTGGGCGGTGGCGTCGTAGCTGTACGTCTCAGGCCCAGCGAGAGCTTGCTCTAGGCCGTCTCGTTCCTGGGCAGCTGCCAAGAGCTGGTCCATCAGATCGTTGCCGCCGTTGGCGGAGATGTCGCACTCGATCTTGTTGTCTTTGAGGAACTTGATGGCTTGGCTGATTAGCTTGACTCGATCATCCAAAAGGAGGTCTGGGTCTTTCAGGCCGTCGAGGAGTTCCTTGCAGACCATGAGGTGGAGCGAGCCGAGCAGGTCTTCTGAGGCTTTTTCGGAGGCCATAGGATTACCCAGTTAGAGGCAGGGACAGTGAGTGAGACAGGGAGAAGCTGAGGGAGCTTTTGAGGCTGTAGGTATGAAGGTGACTCCAGAGAACGGAGGCTTCACCAGACGCGATGGCAGCGAGAGCAGGCAGGAGAGCAGACGCCAGTGCAGCCATTCCCACAGCGTTGTAGTGGACGCCATCTCCTGAGTCGTGAGACGCAGGCATTGTGTCCTCTGTGGTGTCTCGAAGCGAAAGCTCGGTGTCGATGACACTGACACCGTTCGCAGCCCCCCATGACTTGATCCAGGTTCGTAGGTCTGACGCAGCCGCTCTGTGACTCGCTGAGCGTCCGGGGAGAGGAGTCCCGGTTGTCAGGATGAGTGTGGAGCCTGCGGCTTCTACGAGAGTCTTGAGCGAATCCAGATAACCTTCGTAGGTGCCTTGGGTGTAACTCTGCTGGCAGTCATTGGCGATCGTACTGTGAACGTAGTAAGTGCCTTGGAGAGATTGGTAGTTCTCCGCTAGGGCCATATCCCCAGCCAGCGGACCAGTAGACCAGGCAGTGTCACCAATCCAGTTGATGATGCGTGTGGCCCCGACCGCGACGCTTACAGCTCCGCCCCCGAGCAGGCGACCAAGATCGTAGTCGGAGTCATAATCGCGGATGCCGTTGGTGTGGCTGTACGGCGAGCCCATTGTGTTCGCGGCGGGGTTGTGCCCGGCGGGGACCGACGAGCCACCAAACACAACCGGCGGCGCGGCCGACGCGATGGCCACCAACTCGATATTGCCCACCGCGAACTGGTTGGTGAAGTAGCTGGTCGAGAACGGCCCATCGCCGCTGATGTCAGCGGCCTGGACGAATCCGATCCCGCTGTTGGGTGAGTGGTCCCCGATCAGGCAGTCGTGGCTGGTTCCCGTCACGGCGGCGGTGCCGGTCGCCTCAATCTCGTTGTCGCTGTTGACCGCGGTGATCTGCCGCTGGGCATAGTTGTTGAAGTTGCCTCCCGCATAGATCGTCAGCCAATCGTTGGTTGACACACCGGCAAACGCCGAGGCCGTCGCGTCGGAGTAGACGTTGCTCCCGGCAGTGAGCGATCCCGAGAACCGCTGCACCTTCTTTGGGTAGCAGGTGATCGCTTGCTTGCTGATGATGACCAGGCCAGTGCCGGCAACGCGCAAACCAACCATGTCGCCGGGCTGGTAGCTCGGCGGGTCGGTGAACAAAATGTCGAACCAGTCGCCTTTGGCCACGAGTCGAGACTTGGCGACGTTCTCCGAGCGATCGCGGATTTCATGCGATCCCAACGCTGTCGAGCCGTCGATGACGCACACTTCGAACGTCGTCAGGTCACTGGTCGATAGGTCAAGGTCGGTCGAGTAGGCGCGGAGCCGAATACCGACCAGAGTGCCAGAGCCCGACAGGTGCATGAACTCGGAGTCACCGACGTATAGGCGGTCGTCTCCCCCAGCGTCCGTAGCGATGAGTGACGTGCGTGCCTCCACAGCGCGGGCCATGTGCGGGGGCGTCACGGGCACGCCGACAACACCCTCCAGCTCCGAGCCGCTGACGATCGCGTTGCCATAGATGCTGGTGAGGGTGGTCGCGCTCATCGGCCAAAGACCTCCATGATGACGGCGATGCGCTCGGCGACGCCCGGCTCGGTCGGGTCGGCCTTGTCGTGGAACCAGACCATGACCTCGGTGATGCCCGCAGCACGCAGCCCCTCGCAGATCGCGCGGAGATAGTGGAGGTCACACAACACCGCCGAGCCGTCGGGCGCGAGCGTGTGGGTCCAGATGATCGGGACCACGTTGTGCCCCGTGGCCTGGGCGACTTCGAGCATCGGGCCGAGCCACACGCCCACGTTCAACAACTCGGGCTGGCGGGGCTGGTAGCAGACCGGCGTGATGGCGTCGATGTCGAGCGAGGCCATGTCGAGTGCGGCGAGTGTCGCGGCCATGTTCGCGCGGCGTTGCTCCGCCGCGTCGGTGTCGAGGCCCTCGGTGTGCAGCCCGTCGTCGCGCCCGCAGTGCTGGTACAGGGCGATCCGAGCATCGGGGTACTCGACCCGGATGCGGGCGATGGCGGGGGTGACGATGCCCAGGTACTCATCGACGACGTGCGCCCGCCGGGGCAGCGGCTCGTAATCGACCAGGGCCAGCCCGCGAGACGCCGCCGCGCGTTCGAGCTTGGGTGTCTGGCGATCGGGCAGGTCGAAGTCGATATTGACCAGCACCTCGGAGCGGGTGAACGCACCCGGGTACGCAGCAAGCAACGCCGGGTGGTGGGTGTAGAGCGTGGTCGGCGTGCTGATTCCCTCGAACAGCCACGGCACCATCCCCACCAGCGGGCCGGCGTAGTCCGCCGGTCGCCGGGACGCCACGCCCCGCTCGACCAGGTTGCCGCGCAGGGTGAGCCCGTCGTGGTCGCTGTCGCTGGTCAGCACTTCCCGACCCCGGGCCATCGGCCAGCGTTCCAGGACGTTGCGCTCGATCAGGATCATCCCGTTGGGCTTGCTGCCGGATACGTTGAACGCCTCGCGGTTGATCGCGTGGCCCAGGTCGATCAGCAGGTTGTCCCGGATCGTCACGTCGTCCGCCTGCTGCATCGTCACGGCGTGCCCCAGCTCGTTGCCGTTGGGGAGGTCGCCGCCGTGGTCGGTGAAGACGTTGCCCCGGATGACCAGGCCGCTGATCGTGAGCGTGTTCTCTTCGCCCTTCGGGTCGCTGCTCGCGGTGATGCCGGTGAGGTTGCCGGTGAACAGGTTGCCCGCGATCAGCACGTCGTGCATTGCGCCTTCGTAGTCGCTGCGGAGCTTCACCCCCATGTTCGAGCCACGGGACAGGACGCTGCCGGTGATGCGGACTTCGTCACACATCGACAGGTAGACGTTGTGGTTGAAGCCGGTGCGAGACTCGGCGTCACTCCAGCCGTTGTGGTCGAACACGCAGCCCGTGATAGTCAGGCCGCGCACCTGCTTGGCGTAGAGCCCCTGGCTATGGACGCCATGGCGCGAGTGGGCGTCGATGATCGTGCAGCCGTCGAACACGATGTTCGTGATGTCGTGCTGGCCGACGCTCGGCCGTGGCCATGCGTCGAGGTCGACATTGTTCTTGAACGCCTCAATCACCACGTTGACGACGCGGATGTCGTCGCCCTCGTTGATGACCATCCCCAGCTCGATCTTGTCGGCGTTGCGCCCATCGGTGCGCTGGTTGGCCAGGAGGTGCAGATCCCGGATCACCAGGTGCGAGGCGCGGATGCTACGGAAACCGTGGTTGCCGTTGGACCGGAGAACCGGCCGGGGCAGGTCGGCCGGGCCATATGCGCCGATGACCGCGGGCTCGTCGGCGGAGCGGCCGGAGAGTCGCCAGTACCGCAGGGCCCCGCTCCGGTCGGCGGGTAGGTCGTAGACCCCGCCCCGCTCAAACAAGAGGCGGTCGGGGTAGCCATCGCGCAGTTGCGCGATGGCCGCGTCGAGGTCGTCGCCGGGCGCGACCCGGACCTCTCTCGCATCCGCCGGGGCGGGGGCAGGCGGGTCGGGGTCGGGGGCCGGGGGATCAACAACGGACGGCGTCGGCGGGGCGTCGGCCAGGGCCTCGTCCTGGAACTCGCGCTGCGAGACGGCCAGCGCGAGCAACCGTTCTCGCGCGACCCACGCCTTCCACTCCTCGGTCGCGCCGGGCTCGCCCGCCAGGTGCCGCCGGTAGGCATCGGCCCGGCGGGCGTCGATCGCGTCACGCAGGTCGCGCTCCATCTGCGCGATATCCGCGTCAGTCAGCAGCGGCGCGTCTTGGGCGGGAGTCGGCAGGGCGCACAGCGTGATGATGACGCAGGTCAGGATGTAGAGCAGTGGGTTTCGTTGCATGTTCGAAGTCCTTCCAATCGTTAGTCAAACATCTGGCGAAGCGGTCCAGTCCAGGGTGATCTCGCCCGACGCCGCGCTGCTCACGTCGGGGCGGCCGACTGCCTGGGGCGCGTCCTTGACCTGCACGACGGTCTCGGTGGCGGGGTCTACGTTGCCCGCAGCATCGACCACCGACACACCTACGGGGAGCGTGGCGCACTTGTCGGTCGCGCTGTAGGCGTGGGTGAGTACGATCTCGTCGCCTGCCTCGGCCGAGCCGACAACCGCCTGGGCGACGCGCGTCCCGCCCGAGGGTGTTGAGCTCGCCAGGTCGGCGGCGTTCTCGCTCCCGATCATCAGCTGCAGCTTGTCGGTGTCGGACCAGCTGGCCAGCACGGTGACGGTG